GTAAACAATTTTTTAATCTTAAAAGGAAATCAAAATGGCAAATAATTTGCTAACAATATCCAAGATCACCAATGAAGCGTTGATGGTCCTGGAAAACGAGTTGACATTTTCGTCAGAAGTGGATCGCAACTATGACGATCAGTTTGCCGTAGTTGGAGGCAAGATCGGGAATACTGTGAATGTCCGCAGACCGGGTAGGTTCATCGGGACAACCGGGCCGGCTTTGAACGTAGAAGACTTCAACGAAACTTCAGTCCCAGTAACTCTCTCAACGCAGTTCCATGTGGATACACAGTTCACCACAGCTGACCTTGCACTATCTCTTGATATGTTTAGTGACCGCGTTTTAAAACCTGCGGTCGCTGCCGTAGCAAATAAGATAGACAGGGATGGTTTGACAATGGCGGCTCTCCAAACAGCCAACATAGTTGGAACTGCTGGAACTCCTCCAACAGGTTTAATCACCTACTTAACTGCTGGTGCTTACTTGGATGCTGAGGGTGCACCAAGAGATGGTCGCAGAGCCTGTATTGTTGAACCCTTTACATCAGCAACCATTGTTGATTCACTAAAAGGTTTGTTCATGCCACAGGAAGCGATTGCAGAGCAATACAGGAAGGGGCTGATGGGTCGCGACAGCGCGGGCACGAATTGGAAATTGGATCAAAACGTCGTAAGCCAAACCTTTGGTAGCTACAGTGGTAATACATTGTCTGCTGACACTACAGCTCAAGTTGGTTACTTGTCAACTGGTTGGTCACAATACTCCACAATTCAGATCAAAGCATCATCTTCAAGCACATTAAATGCTGGTGATGTGATCCAAATTGCTGGTGTTTATGCTACTAACCCACAAAACAGACAGGCTTATGGCTCTGGCAAGTTGCGTAACTTTGTAATTCAGTCCACAACAACAGTTGGAACTGGTGCTACAAACATTACAGTTGCTCCAGCAGTTATCATTGGTGGTCAGTTCCAGAACTCAATCATCATTGGTTCTACTTCTACTACAGCAGTGGTTACACCTTTCAACAACACAGGAACACTATCACCACAGAATATGCTTTTCCATAGGAATGCATTTACCTTGGCGGTAGCGGATTTGGAATTGCCAGAGGGAGTCCACTTTGCAGGCAGAGCATCTGACAAAGAAGTTGGTTTGAGCATGCGGGTTGTCCGCCAATACACAATTAATAACGATAGTATTCCTACTCGTTTAGATGTGTTGTATGGTTGGGCACCACTGTACCAAGAACTTGCTTGCAGAATCGCGGCTTAACCCATTAATTTAAAGGAAACTAAAAAATGAGTAATCCCGGACCAGCAACCACAGTCACAGCACATCCACAAAATGTAACCACTAATCAGGCTCTGCGTTTGATTGGTGTTGCCAAAGGTGTTAACCTTAATGCTGTGGCTTTCACACCAGTACCAGTTGTTAACTCAACTGCTTATTTGCCAAAAGAAATGATTGTTACCAATGTAAACAATGCAGGCTCTGTAGTTTCATTGTCAACAACAACAGCTCTTGGCATCACAACCACAAATGCTGGATCACCATCTAGCTTGTTTGGTGCTTTGACAACTGCACAAATTTCTGCATTGTCAACATCAGTTTTAGGCACAGCTTATGTTGACTCTAGTTCAACTAGCTTGGCTTATAACAACCAAACTTTATATGTTGATGTAACAGTTGCCTCTGGTGCTACTGGTACAGGTGATGTATATGTTTATGGTTATGACTTTAGCTAAAAAAGCTAAATAAATTGAAAGGGCTACTCCCAAAAGGGGTAGCTTTTTCTTTTTTAAACAGTACAATTTAATAATCTTAAAGGAAAAATCATGCCCTCAACCACAATATTGCGTGGAAATGTAAATGCATATTTCTTAGCAAATCCCTCACTCACACCATCAGCAGTAACTGGTACATCAGCATCACAAAGTTTCACAGTACCTGGTCTTTTGACAACTGATGTTACCAATGTTTCATACAATGGTGGTGCTCAAACAGCAGGCATAGCAATTGCAAATGACTATGTTTCTGCTACAAACACTTTGACAATTCAATTTGTGAACACATCTGGGTCTTCAGCAACTCCAGCATCAGGTTCATATTTGGTTGAGGTGCTCAGGAGTGATGGCCCAATACCAGTAAATGCAGTCTAATCATGGCAAATACCAGTGTATACAGACCCATAGGTCAAACCTATGCTGTGGCAGTAACAACAACTGCAAGTAGTTCTCTGAGCATTGTTCCAGTTGGCAATGACCAAATTAACTATTGTGCATTTTTGAATACTGGCTCTACACCTATTGCTATTTCAATTGCTCCTTTAAATCCTACTAGCATCACTCCAACTCTAGCAGTATTGCCTACAGCAGGAAACACTAGCACATCATTTGTGCTTGGTATTTCTATGTCTCAGCCTACTGTGATTGCAGTGCCTGCTAATGGATTTAACTTGAGTGCAGTTGGAACAGCAAATACTTTATATGTAATGCCTGTGGCAGATCAATCATGACAAACCAAGTAGCTTTTACAAACACAACTAACACTGTTCCTGTTAATACTTTCTCTACTCAACCAGTTATAGCAAGTGGATTTGGTACTTCACCCACAATTAAGGGTGTGAGTCCAAATTGTTTTGCTGTGACTGTAGGGTCAGGGGGAGCGGCATCTGGGACACTAACATTACCTCCAGCTCCAAATGGTTGGATGTGTATTGCTAATGATGTTACTAATGGTTCAGGTATATTTTTGCAACAAACAGCTAGTAGCACCACATCAGTCACAATGACTGGCTATGGTATTACCACTGGACTTGCAACAAATATGTCTGCTGGTGATGTTATTGTCATGACTTGCATTGCATATTAATAATGAGTGCTCCTGCCCTAACATCTGACCAAAATATCCTGCCAGTTCAGGCATATTTCAATTTAGATGGTAGTTTTAACACTTTTATAGGGCAAGGACAGCCTTTTTATGCTACTTTGAATCCAGTTCAGAGTGGTCTGACAATCACAAATAGCACAATAAATAGCTCCTCAATTGGGCTAATTACACCATCTTCAGGTGCTTTTACCAATATAAGCACCACAACAGGATCAATCAGCACAACTCCAAGCAACCCCACAGACTTAGTTAATAAAAACTATGTGGATATGTTTGTTCAGGGGTATGCCATTAAGGCAGAGTGCCAGGTTGCAACCACAGCTAACATCACATTATCTGGATTGCAGACTATTGATGGCTATACCACTTTGGCAAATGATAGGGTTTTGGTCAAAAACCAGAGCACATCATCACAGAATGGCATTTATGTAGCATCTTCAGGAGCATGGTCTAGATCAAGTGATGCAAATACTTGGAATAGCTTAATTTCAGCTTTTACATTCATAATGAATGGCACAACTCAGCAAAATTCTGGCTGGGTTTGTACCATTGCTAGTGGTGGAACATTGGGGGTGACACCAGTTACTTGGAGTCAGTTAGCTAACGCAGCAAGCTACTTTGCAGGCACAGGCTTAACCCTTAGCTCATACACTTTTAGCATTACTCCAGTAGGCACAGCAGGCACTTATGGCTCTGCCTCTAATGTTCCAGTATTTGTTACAAATGCATCTGGTCAGGTTTCATCTGTAACTAATACATCTATAAGTATTGCTCCAAGCCAAATTAATGCAACCATCCCTAATTCTGGACTCACAAATTCCACAATTTCAGGAATTGCACTTGGCTCTAATTTGGCTAACTTGACTGCTGGAACTAACATTACATTTAGCTCTGGCACTACTTATAATGGCTCAAGTGCAATAACAATAAATGCCTCTAGCACAATGGTCTATCCAGGTGCAGGCATACCTAATTCTACTGGTAGTGCTTGGGGTACAAGTTATTCAACAACAGGCTCTGGGACAGTTGTAGCATTGGCTACATCTCCTACTTTTGTGACCCCAATACTAGGAACTCCTCAGTCTGGGAATTTCTCAACAGGGACATTCACCTGGCCGACATTCAACCAAAACACCACAGGCAATGCCAGTACAGCCACAACAGCTAGTAACTTAGCTGGAACAACTCAGTATTCACTGCCTTATCAGTCTGGGTCAGCCACAACATCCTATTTAAGCCCTGGAACTTCTGGCTCATTACTCATGACTTTAGGGGCAGTTTCTGCTCCAATTTGGGTTGCAACTTCTAGCCTCACAGTTGGAACTGCCACAAATATTGCTAGTGGCACAGCAGGAGCAATTCCTTACCAAACTGGCTCAGGAGCTACTAGCTTTTTAAGTCTTGGCACTTCAGGATATGTATTAACTGCTGGGTCATCTGCTCCTCAATACACAGCTCAGTCTAGTCTGGCAGTAGGAACTGCTACTAATTTGGTTGGAGGTGTGGCAAGCAATATTGTTTACCAAAGTGGGGCAGGAGCAACTGCTTTTCTGGCAAATGGCACAACTGGGCAAGTTTTGACTAGCAATGGAGCATCTGCACCTAGTTGGACAACACCAACTGCCTATGCCACTGTGACTGATGACACAACCACAGCAGGCACTAGATACTTGCTTTTTGCTAACCAAACCAGTGGAAATTTGACAACTGAATACACCAGTTCAACCAAATTGACCTATTACCCTAGCACTGGATGTATCACAAATGGACTTAATGGAGGTGCTTTCTAATGGAAATCACATGGAAAATATCAGAAATTTCTGCTGAAAATGGGCTAATTACCCATGCCAAATACTTTGTAACTGCTACTGAAGATGATAAAAAAGTAGAGACTGAAGGTAATTGGTGGTTTCAGAATCCTGAGATTAAAGTGCCTTTTGAGCAAGTAACTGAACAAATGGTGGCTCAGTGGATTGAGGCTGAAACCATGAAAGATGGGATAAATATTATTACCTCTAGACTGCAAGAACAGTTAAAATCTTTGGAAAAACAAGCTGTAATTCCTCCTTGGATGCCTCAAGTTTTTACACCTAATATATAAAAATGGCACAAACCAATTACACTCCAATAATACTGTATAACTCTGGTACTACAGGGAATACTCCATCTACTAGCAATTTAGCTAGTGGTGAATTGGCTATTAACTATACTGATGGCAAATTATTCTATAAAGATAATTCATCAACACTTCAAGTAATTGGTTGGAAGACAACTCCAACAACTGCTGGTGGTACAGGATTAACAAGTTATACAGCAGGGGATTTGCCTTATTATTCATCAGGCACAGCTTTGTCCAAACTTGGAATTGGCACAAGTGGATATGTATTAGAGTCTAATGGCTCTGCTCCTACTTGGGTAGCTCAATCCACTTTATCTGTTGGATCTGCTACAAATGCCACAAATACGAGCACAACAGACGATACTTCAACTAATGCAGTGATGTATCCAGTTTGGAAAACAGCGACAACAGGTAATTTACCTGAATATGTAAGCTCAACCAAACTTAAATTTAACCCATCAACAGGTACATTAACTTCAACTGTATTTAGTGGGTCTGGTGCTTCCTTAACTTCAATACCTAATTCTGCTCTTACAAATAGTTCAGTAACAATAGGTAGTACATCTGTTTCTTTAGGCTCTACTGTTACATCATTTAGTGGGTTGACTGCATTAAATTTTGCTTCTGGAACAAATGGAATTACTTTCAACAATAGTGGTGCAACTACAAATAGTTTATTAAATGATTATGAAGTTGGTACTTGGACACCAAATCAAGGGTCAGGATTAACTGTAACAGGAACATTTACTTCAAATGGTTCTTATGTAAAAGTTGGAAAATTAGTTACAGTAAATTTTAGATTACAAGCAACTACAATAACTTGTATTTCTACTGGGGTATTAACAAGTAATTTACCTTTTGCAGTAGCAACAGACCAAGTTGGTGGAATAGGTAGTTTTATAAATGGAACTGGTGCAATTGGATATATTATGC